ATACCGTCTGATATTCCAACTACATTTTCTTTTAGACGATAATCTGAACTTGTGTTATATCCCGTTGCAGTGGCTGTTATAGAAATACTTCCCCTTACTCCACCACCGCTACCGTCAGCATTACAACCACCTAAAAATATAGTCAATGTATCAAAACCAGTTGCGGTGGTGCCAAGACCCATACATGCTCTTGATCCGACTGTATTTCTAATTTGTAAAACCTCTGTATTGCTTGAATTAGTACAGTTCATAAAAACTTGGCCGCCATCTGTTATACGCATACGTTCTGATGCACTTGCAGACCCCCCATTTGTATGGAAAGTGAGATTAGTAGGACAATTATTTGCGGTAAAATCTGAATTTGCGAATGCTTTTATTGCTGCAGCAGTATTAAATCTATCAGAACCATCAGCACCAATAAAACATACCTCACCAATTTGATCGCCACTATCAACTGCAGTATGTCCATTTACTGATGTGGAATCAGATCTTGAAAGCACAAGGGCTGAATATGAATTAGCTGCGTTAGTGCCATTGTTGGCAATTTCAAAAACGTTTGGATTGTTTGAGGCAATCTCATTACAGAAAGTAGGAACAACCTCCCCAGTACTACCTTTAGTTGCACTTTTGCCTATAAGCAACCTTCCAGACGAATCTATACGCATACTTTCTGTGTTGTTATATCCATGAAAACAAAGAGCATCACCAGCAGTGCCATTTCGATAAACTATACTTGCTCTAATTGAGTCATTTGCATCACCAAATTGAATTTGATTTAAACCATTAGCATCAGAATTTAGTCTTATATTTGCCTCATCATCTTTTATATCCAAACTTGTCTGTGGAGTACTTATTCCTATACCAATCCGATTATTACCAGCATCAACAAAAAACAGATTTTCCTCTGTATCACCTTCAATTCTAAAATCTACATCTGCACCATCTTCATTAAATATTGTTGTTCCTCCTAGCTCCATTCTTTCTACACCATTGGTAGCAATATTAAAAGTATTATCAGCAGAACTAAAAATACCTGTATTTAAATCATCTCTAAAGGCTAAAGCTGGTGTACTTGCAGAGCCATCTTCTAGTGTGAACGTACCGTCAAGTTGAAACAGTTCTATATATGCGTTGTTTGCTGCGTTTCTTATCTTCATTACATTATTTGTCGTATCCGCAAATAATTGAAAAGCAAAAGTGGTAGATGGTGCTGACGACCCAGAATTATTACTTGCTATCGCCTGTAAAACACTATTAATGTCTGCCCTGACATTTGCCCCTGTGGAATTATCGATCACATAGTCATGTTGTGCCATTTAACTAATATCCATACGTAACCATATTGTAACCGAAACTAAGAACCCCGCCCAAAGCCTGTAGCTGCATATTTGAAGTTTCTATTTACATTACTAGATCCGTTTTTAATATCTATATCAAAACCTGTGCCAGTGATGTTTGACAAAGTGAAGAAATCACCTGACTGTGCATTTTCTATTGTTATTCCTATAGAAGGTAAAACACTATTTGCTGCAACGCTAGTGCCTGACTGCCCTGTGAAGAATGAATTTGTGAATGTAACAGATTTTGTTGACGCTCCAGAAGCAATAAATCCACCACTTGATGCGGCTGCATTTCCTAAACTTGTTTCTGTTCTGCTATCTATTTCTGCTTTATAGCCCAATTGATCTATTTCAATAGATTGTGCAGGGTCATTAGATTCTAAATCACATCTGAATTTGAATCCTCTTGCAACATAAGTACCATTTACAAAAGGGTTATATTGAGTAAACTCTGCTGAATATGTACAATTACCGCTTGTTGTTAAAGAAGTTGCAGAAGTCAAAGTAAATGTGTTTGCATTTGGTACAGATTTAATTTCATAGTCACCATTAACACCTGTTCCAGAAGTAAAGTTAACAGTAACAAAACCGCCAACACTATATCCATGCGAGGACTTAGTGATTGTAATGGTTGTACCTGATATTGCATATGTGGCCGATACTGACAAGTCAGGATCAGAATTTGTTGTTGCTACTAATAATTTTGCATTTACATCTACTGCTGTTGCTCCATCAAAATCTGACCATGTATCTACATTTGCTGCTCTTTTATCAATTAAATCATTGGGGTAAAAACCTTGTGTAACAAAATGTCTCAATAAATTTATAGGTTGTATTCCTCCTAAATCAAGAGTTGATTTAAAAAAGTATTGACCACCTGTTAAAAAATCAACATTACCAATAAAATCAAAATCTGCAATAGCGTCAAAATCAGGTGCATCATCTAATAAATCTGTAGATCCTAAAACAAGCCCATTAACTTCATCAGAAAAAAAGCAATCATCTCTGACACCTTGAAAAGGAGGGCTATCTAAATCTTCTCTATCTGTTAAAACTGTTAGTTTTGGTAATACATCAGGTGTTGTAGATATTAATACAACAGAAGCATCACCAGAGCTAATTCTTCCACCATCATCTTTAAAACGTAGTAAATAAGTTCCATTTACAATATTAGGAACAATACTTTCACTAACTGATCCTGGAAGCTGTGGTATTACGTCAATTGAATTAGTAAAAGTTGCCCCCAATGTAAGGTTAGAACTACGTATTACTACTGCACCACCATGTAAAACATCAGTTTCCGTTGATTTATCAAAACGTAACCTTACAAATTTATTATTTAAAGGTTCAATTTTTACATTTTTAACATCTAATGGTACTGCTGTTTTACCTATTGCATTAAAAGTTAAAGTTGCAGGTGTTCTTGAAGGTTGATTTAAACCATTAAAACTAAATACTCTAAATTCATATACTCCTACATCTGTATTAAATATCTCAACATTACTTGATGGTGTATCAATAGTTTTAAAATCACCATTATTAGCTCTATATTGCACTTGATATTTTGAAACTCCTCCTTGTGTCTCCCAATCTAATATTATTTTTGTAATAGCTTTATTGTTTATAACAACAATTTGTTCTCTTGCTTGTAAGCCACTTGGAGGTTGTTTAATTTGCGTTAAAGTTGTTATATTTCTTGTTGGTAATGGAGTGCCATCTTCAACAAAAGCATATTTTCCAGAATTATGTTCTAAAGCAGAAATTGTATAAGTTAAATCTTCATTTTCTTGTATTGATAAAACTCTCCAAGTTGTTGTTTGTAATCCAGATGTTTCTAATATGTATGGTGCATGTTCATTTGGTGCTTGAGAAAATGCAGAACTAACAGTAATAGTTCCAGAATTTATTGCAGTTATATTTTTTGTTTCTAATGAACCATTTGGCAAAATAATCGACAATGTAGGATTATCTGATAATGCAGGTATATTTGTATTTGCTGTATCATCTAAAACTACTGTTGTTGTATTAGTAACACTTTTAAGTAGACCTCCTCTTCTAACACCAGCTTTAAGAGTATCAGAAACACCAATAATATCTCCAGGGTTTATTAAACAACCTGCAGCAATAGTTGTAGTAAATGAAATTGTTTCTCCAGAATTTTGTTCATTAAACAAAAACCATTTTCCTAATCTTGATGCCTGGCCTCTAGAAGTTGTAGCAAATGCCTTTATATTTTTTACATGTATTCCATACTTATTTTGTGTTGTAGCATCAGCCTCTACTGTTTCTATATCTAGTTCTTGGGTTGTCATATCTAAATAACTAACATTTATTACTGTATGTCTTGTATCTAAACTAGAACCAAAATAATTAAATCCATCATCAGTTATATTGGCATTATTAAATATATATGAAACATTTTTTGGTGCATCTTGAGATATAGCAATGCCAGCCTGTGCATAATATGGGATTACTCTCATAACGCTGCATAATTCATTAATTACCGTATAGGCTTCTTTAGCTTGGGTAATGTTTACAGAAGTTGAGAAACGTGGCTCAGTAGAACCTGTACCAGATCCATCATCCACTTGCTCTCCGCAATATTCACTTACTGTCTTAAAAGTAAATTTATCTAGTGCTGTTTCTGGAATAGAACAACCATAACGTGTATTGGTTAACAAATCGTATAAAATCCATGCTGGATCTGAACACCATGCTTTATCTGTTTTAAATTGTCCATTCCATGTACCGCTATATGTTAAAGATCCATCAGCTAAATTTACTGTTGCATTAGAAGGTATTTTTATTTTTATACCACGTATTTTATAAACTCTTTTAGGAACTCTAGGAAATTGTTCCGCATTAAACCTAAGTGCAACATGTGCTGTATCTGGATACGCATTTTGTTCAAAAATTATGTTAGTTGCACTATGAAATGAAAACGCATTAACAAGTTTAGAGTCTGTACTATCTGCTGTAATTCTTTCCACTCTTATCTGTACAGGAAATGATGTAGTAGATTTTAATTTAATTAAATAATCTCTAAAGTATGCATTTGTAGATCTTCCTTTTACTGTGTCATTTATAACTGTTGTTGTTGTACCATTATTTTCTATTGTTTTAATAACTAAATTAACTTCCGTACCGTTTATATCTCCATTATCCTCAAATTTTTGCATTGAAGGAAATCTTAAAGTTGCTCTAACTGCGTTTATATTTGATTGATTTACAGTATGCGTTACAGGAGTAGATGTTGTAACTGTTGTACCAACAATAAATTCAGTTTCAATATTTTTTATACCATCAATAAATGTTTGATTAGAAGAACCTAAACGAAAATCAAAACCAACATCTTTAAAATTAAAATCGCTATCTTGTGGTGATGTATTACTTGCTGCTTGTTGTAATATCTGAGTTGAATTTAAAAATATATCTTTTTTAAAGGCATTAAAATATGCGGTAGATGTTTTATCTGTAATACCAGCTTTTGATGCAGTTGCACTTCCTTCAATAATTCCTTCTGAAATAGCCTCCACGATAGTATTGAACTGCTTAGAGGATAATGCACCAGATGGTAAATCAGGGTTATTAAATACTGTATTTTGTGAAAATTCGTTTATAGCCATTAGTTTGTACCCTCTACTTGAATAGTATCAACACCATTAGAGACAACGATTGATCCAACCAAAATTTCACCATAAGCAATATTTAAAGGAACACCACTATTACTAATATTTGTCAATCCTGTGAAAGAATAGTTTGTTGCTAAAGCCGAAGGATCTAAAGAATCTTGCCCAGTATCTCTATTACGTGTATCTTCTTGAGGAGAAAGTATATTATTAACACCACTTATTATTAAACTTGTTGCTACATAGCTAACAACTGTACTGATTATTACAGAGGTAATATATTTTTTTGCTGCATATTTTAAAGTAAAACCAAGAACTATACCAAAAAAATTACCATGAACAACAGGTATTATTTTTATATCTTGTTTAGTCTGTATATTTAACAAATCAGATGTAATTACTTTTGCTCCAACAGTAACTACATATATTTGTTCTTTCATGTGTTGTTCTAAATTTTTGAAATTGCAAAGTAAAAAACTGAAAGCTTCTCTTGGACTGTTTATATCTGCATAAAATTCTGATTTTCCTAGAAATTTTCTAAGTTTTCCATATACTGTTATTTTCTTAAGCATCTATTTCACTAGGCATAAGTATTACTATTTTATCTGAATCTGGTGAAACTAGATAAAAAGGTAAATCTATTGATTTACAGCTATATTTATCTTGTTCTGAAAATTCTAAAATATTCTGTGGGTGACTATGTACTATACCTATAATTTCATCTACTTTATCTTCTACGTCTGCGTAGTCTAAAGGTTCAATTATAAAACTTACTGTTTTATGTTCTCTAGAAACATTTTTACATTTAAAATATTTTTTTTCACCATTTTGTATAGCTAAAATACCGCATGATTCTTCTGGATTACATTCCTGTGCATGTTTAATAGCTGCTTTTTGCCAGTTTTCCATTATGAATTAATAAATGTACCAACACCAGGAAAATCTTTTCTAGTTACTTGTCTTTTTGGTATACGTAAGTTTGTTTTATCTAAATCTCCTTTTAATTCAAATTCTACTAAAGTCCTATTTTCTGTTGATTTTCTATTAATTAAATAAATTTCTCTTGGTAATTCATCTGCAGATGGAGTACCAAATGGATTTGTGCCACTAGAGAAATTTACATTATCAAGTGCATCTGCAGTTACCATGATTCTTGTTAATTTTGCATTTAATAAATCATTGTGAGGTGTTACTAAATTACATAAAATTAACAAATCTGTAACGCTAATTACTGAGCCAGATCTAGTAATACCACCCATATTTGCCATTTTTAAATTAGGCCTAGGAATTTTACCATTACCAGATTTTTCAAAACCTTCACATGTAATAGGAAAGCGTTGATAAGTATTACCCTGCCAAACAATATTTCCATTGTTATTCATATTTACACCGCTATGAAATCTAAATAGAGTTGGCACGTTACTAGGGTTTCCAGTTGCATAATGCAAGCCCTCTACTAGCTGCAATTCAAACAACTCAAGAATTGAATTAGGAGTTAGTTTTTGTAATTCTGATACTGGGATTGCCATTATGGTTCAAATACTTCTTCAAATTCGCATGTGATAGTAGCTCTGTTAGGAACTCTTATCTGCTTTCTATGACTTTTACAAATATATTTTTTAGCTGCTGATTCACCAGGTGCAGTAAAATCAAAATTTTCTACTCCTCTTCTTGCTACAAAAAATGCTTCTATAGTATCTGCGTCTGCTTCAGTTAAATTATTAAATGCTACAGATAACATCATAGGATTTTGATTTAGTCCTTTTGTAAATCTCTGTTGATAACCATCACCTAATTGTATTGTTTCTACATTAGGTGTTTGTGTTTTTGTAAAGCCATAGGAAGGTTCAATAGAAGGAAATGTAGGCATAATTTAAGCTGCTGATAAAAGCCCTCCAGGTCTTTTTTCTTTAATTAATTCATTTTTAATTGCAACTGCAATAATATTTCCTAATTGATTACCTTCATTTGTATTACCACTTACCTCAGAACCACTAGCATCAACAGAAACATTAATAACAGTAGAACCACCACCAGATGATTGTACTCCTAACTTTCCATTTGCACCTCTTCGTAGAGGTAAAATTGCTTCTGCACCTGCCTCACCCATTAAACCCATACCATTTTTCATAGGAAATAATGTTGGTCTATTAACTATTCCGCCATAAGCATATTTCTGAACTTGACCGTTAACAAAAGCATTCCCATCAGCATTAAATAAAGTACCTATAAAATTACTTAATGGTTTTGTTATTGATTGCTGTATTTGCATACGCACCATATCTCTAATAATAGAATTTGCTAAATCTTTAAAACTTAATTTTCCTGTCATTACAAAATCTACAAGTGCATCTTCCATTCCTTTAATACCTTTAACAACAACATCTGCCATTGATTCCTGTACTGTTTTTAATCCATCATTAAAGCTTTTTAATTTATCTCTCATTGTCTGACCAAAGCTTTTTTCAATAGTAACTGCAGCATCATTAGCACTTTTATCTATTTTTCTAAAATAAGTTTCTGGTGCATTTGTATCTGTACTAAATAAAGTTTGTATCTCTTCAAAATTCTGCTTAAATCTTTCAGTAAAACCTGCAGTAAAATCTTCACCAAATAAAGATGAAAAATTTTTCTTTTGTTGTTCTAAAAAATTACTGCCTAAATCTTTAAATGCACTACCAGCACCGCCTAACAAATTAAGCATCCATTTTGGAATACTATCAATAACTCCTTTTACAAAGTTTTGTACTCTTTGTGCTAATCGTCCAATAATTCTTATAACTTCATCTACAAGTTTTATAGTTGCAAAAATTCCAATAGAAATACCTCTAATTCCAATTTCCATTGCATTGAAAAAACCAGTAAAATCATTATCAGCACTAAATAAATCACTAAATACACTAACAATAGTATTTAAAGCTGGTAGTAATGCATCAGTTAATTGCTTTCTAAATCCATCAAATTTAATTGCTAATGTTGCTATCTGATCGTTAAAAAATTCAGCATTTTGTGCAAATTCATTAGAAACTGCATAATTAAATTCTGTTAATGAAGCAGCACCACCATTTAATAAATTAATTAGGCTTGCTCCTGATCTGCCAAATATTTCCATTGAAATAGCAGCTTTTGTTGCACCATCTGGCAACTCTGAAAATTTATTAGCTATTTCTCCTAAAACTTGTTCTGATGATTTTAATTCTCCATCTGTACCTCTAACAGATATACCTAATGCGTCATAACTATCTTTATATGTAGCAATACCCTGATCCGCTTCACGCATTGATTGAGCTAATCTTCTAAGTCCTTTATCTATAGTCTCCTGACTTACACCAGCTAATTTACCTGCGTTTACGTATGCCTGTAAGGTATTTGCTGCAATGCCAGTTTGATCTGCCATCTTACCAAAACTATCAGCAGAATCTATTGCCCCTTTTATTAGACCAACAAAAGCACCACCTGAAACTAATATTCCTAATGCTGCAAATGTTTTATTAAGACCTGCCATAGCTAGTCTTAAATTCTTTACTTTGCCCTGAACACCCTGCATAGAGTTTCCAAGACGTTTTATAGATCCAGCACCAACAGTCTTAGCAGCTACAACTAAATCAAACTTTGCCATCTATTTACTCTCCTTATTCATTTTTTGTAAAGCTGCAGCTTCCATAATTTGAATATTCTCGAATAGTGCAATAGGATCATCTACTTTATACATTCTAATCACTTCTAATACACATGCATAGTGTAATCCTATAACTCCATTAAAACCTATATGCCATTGTGATTGTACTTTTAGAAACATATCTACAGTTTCCCAATTCTCTGCATAAACAAAAAATTCATCCTTCGGTTTTTCTTGTTTATCAACAACAATACCTAAAACAGCGTTATCTTTATCAGTCTCATCGATGACTACTGAACCTGATGCCCAATATTCAGCAGCCTCTATTAGTTTTTTTTGTAAATCTCCTCATTTGATTGAATAAAAGTCATACCAACAGCAGTTGCAAAACCTCTTACCTCTAATAATTGATTTAAAGTATTTTTATTAAAAGGTACTTGAGAACCATCTGCAGCTTCCATATCATCCCAACCTACTAAAACTTCTTTTGTAACATCTACCTCATCTATTTGCTTATCATCAATCATTTTTATCATTTCTCTAAACCTTGATTGAGAAACATTTTTAAAGTGTGCAGTAAATATTTCTGTATGTACTGAACCATCTTTATTAACATTTACTTCTACTTTCCATTTATAAAATGGACTTTGGTCAATAACAAAAGGCATAATGATACTACGTTTACATAGTAAGAGTAGACCCTTTTAGATATGTATGCAACTCTAGGTATAAACTAAACTAAATTCATTATTTGCTGATGCTGTAGGTACTGCCCTAAATGGTAATGAAAGCATGATAATACCATCTGATTCTTCATATGTTGGGCTACCTAAATCTGTTTGTGGGCATGAAACAGTAATTTTATTACCTGCAGTTGTACCATGAAGCCATGTATTAGTGCCTGTAGAAGACCCTGTAGCGTCTGTAAAGAAGTTATGGCTAGATAGTGGGACTGATTCAACTACAAGGTTTCCTGATGGTCTGCGGTCTGTAATTAGAACCTCTTTTGTACCTCCTACTAATTCTCTATATACAGTTTCATTATTAAAATCTAAACTCCAAGATTGCAATGCTGCAGCAAAACCAAAGATTGCAAAACTAGATGTACTGCCATTTTTAAAAATTAATGGTGCTG